AAGTCCCGGCGGCGATCAGCTCGCGGATGCGTGCCTCTTCCTCGGCGTTGATCAGGTCGATTTCCGGCCGGCCCAGCACACGTGCTGCCGCGTTGATCTCGTTCTGGATTCCGATCACGCGCTCCAGGCCCATCAGCCGTGCTTTGAGCGTCAGCGGCCCCATGCGCTGCGGATTCTTGGCGATGCTGCCGTCCTTCAGCAGCTCGGCGCCGGCCTTGCGCAGGCGGTGCTGCGGCTCGCGCAGCTCGCGCCACAGGGGGCGAAGGCCCTTCAGCGGCGCCAGGTACGACCAGGCCGGCAGCAGCAGCACGCTGTCGAGCGCCTTGTCTTCCTGGGCCAGCGCGCAACCGATGCAGCCGGTGCGCGCGTTGATTTCCTCCGCCTCGTCGCCGCCGTAGGCGTCCGCGATCATCGCCGTGCTCCAGTCGCCGAATTCAGCCGCCGGCGCCCAGTGCTTCAGCCACTCCCAGACGTGGCAAACGCGCCAGTGCAGCAGCGGTGCCAAGGTGGCCAGACGACCGCGCAGGCCCTTCGCGTTCGGCAGCACCTGCTGGTACCAGCCCTGGCCGCACTCGGCTCCGTCCTTCCCGCAGCTCATCTCGATTCGGCGATCACGGATCGCACTCTCGCCCTGGCGCACGCCGGTGATCATCAGGACCTGGCCGTCCAACTGGTCGAGGCGGTCGCGCAGCGCCTGCTCCATCGGGTCGATCTTGATCTGGCGCGTGCACCAGCGCAGGGTGTTGTTGTTCGGCGGAGGCACGCCGCGGCCGAGGATGTACACCATGAAGCGCTTGTCCATCGGCGCCGTCACCACCTCGACGCGGATGCCGCGCTCTTCCAGCTCGTCCATGATGTGGCGTGCGGCGATGGCCAGAGGCGGCAGCTCCTGGCGCGTGTCGGCGTAGAACACGGTCAGCGACTTCGGACGCGCGATCTTGCCCTCGTCAAGCAGGTACATCAGCAGGGTCAGCGTGGCCGAGCTGTCCTTACCGCCCGACCAGGCCACACCCCAGTGCTCGTGCGAGGCTCCATAGGCCTGAAGTGACTGGATCGTCAGCTCGATCGATTCGGTCATTTGCAGACGGCGCGCGCCGGCGCCGAAGATGTCGACCTGGTTCATGTGCATGCTAATATTTCCTTCCCTACAACAAAATTGGAGACTTACGTGATCGTTTATTCCTGCACCCCGATCGACCACCACTGGGAATTCCTGAAGACCGTAAAAGAGACTGCGGCGGAACTTGGTGCGATGGAAGCCGAACTCCGCTTCGAAAGCGGTCGGCGGGAGCTGTACCTTGATATTTCCGTCGAAGTCTTCCTCAACGCTTGGGAAGAAGCCAAAGAACTTGCGGGTCAAAATGGATGGGAAGGCGACTTCCGGGGCGAGCCGCGCGTGCTCTGGCTTCCCATGGAAACCGGTTTCGACTATGGCTTTGCATTTAAGCAGGACAACAACGGCACGACATTTATCGTTACGCCGGTCCGCCTTCCCTGGGTAGAGCGTTTCGCGTCCTAACCCTATGCCGCTTCACGGAAGAGCTCGCCCACGGTCTGCGGCGCCGGCGGCATCAGGTCCAGGTCGATGTCGCGCTGGATGAACTCGCACAGCTTGCCAACGTCCTCGCTCTCCGGGTGCGCGATGACGCGGAAGGTGATCACCACCGAGCCGCCGTTTTGGGCCTCGATCTTGAAGTGGTCGACCTTGCAGTCGCGCAGCACGATGTTGCTGTCGCCGCCTAGACCGTAGTCGACGGTGGCGGTGTAGCCCATGCCCTCCCAATCCCACTTGATGGTGCCCATCTTCGGGTAGCGCAGCACCGTGAGGCCGTCGCCCTCGATGACCTGGTCGACCAGGTCCGGGGTCTCGTCCTTCTTGAAGAGGTGCTGGCGCAGCTCCGGATGGAAGAAGACCAGCACGCTGCTCGGGCACGTGGCCTCGATCTTGAGGTCGAAGGCCGGCTTCGGGTCTTCGCCGTGCATTTCGGCGCGCGGGTTCACGTTGGCGAGTTTGACTTGCTGTTTGAGTTCGAACATCGGTTACATCTCCTGGTCCTGGTTGTGTTGGTGGTTCGGGTTCTGGTTCTGCTGGTATTTCAAGTAGGCGCGCCGGATTCGTTCATTCCAGCGCTGCTCGGCGGCCGGGTCGCGGTCCAGATCGGCGCGCGAGCCGACTTCGCAGACCTCCTTCACCCGGCGCGCGGCGGCTGATTCGCCGTCGACGCCGAGGAAGCGCTGGAAGTCCTGCTCACGGCAGCGCTGCACGGTCCAGAGACACGGGCGCTGGCCGGTCATCACGCGGCCTTCGCCTGAGCCACGGCGCCGACGTGCTCGATCAGCGCGGCGCACATCTCGGGGAAATCGGCTTCGTGGTACAACACCGCGGCGCGATCGCGGCCGGCGGCGGCGAAGCCGAGGGACACGAGGAAATCGGCGGTCAGGGCGAAGCCCAAGCGCTCGGCGATCTGGCCCAGGCGCAGCGTCGGCGCTGTAGTCGGTGGTGCTGCCGGGCGCGCGACCGCGATCGGCGTCACCTGGGCCGGCGCCGGCGGCGCGACCTCGGCGACTGGCTCGGGTGCTGCTGGCGCGGCGCTGGCGGCGGCCGCTGCCTGGGCTGCTGCTTCCTCGCGCGCGCGCGCCGCGGCTTCCTCGCGGGCCCGGGCCTCTTCCTGCTGCTGGCGGAGGCGCTCGGCCTTCTCCGCTTCTTGGCGCTTGTGGTTCTCGATGCGCGTATTCACCGCCAGGCGGAAGTCCTCGTCCGGCTTCTGGATGACGCTTTGCAGGTCGGCGAACAGGAATTCGAAGCCGGCGGCATGCTCGCGGTACCAGGTCAGGCGGCCGCGCACCGCGGCGGCGATCGCGTCGACGGTGATCTTCCCGTTGGCCAGCTCAGTGTCGACCGCATCCTGCAGCGTGGCCAGCGTGCGCTTGTTCTTCATGGCGCCGGCGAAGTCGCGGTTCTGGAAGATCAGGCGCAGCGGCGCGATTTCGCGCTCCAGGCCGGCCACGTGGTCGGCGAAGTCCTGCTTCGCCTTGGCCAAGATGCCGGCCTTGATCAGCTCTTTCTTGTCCTTCACGGTGCGCTGCAGGGTCAGGCGCTTGGCGCGCAGCTGCTCGCTGATCAGGTCGATCGTGCGCATCAGCTCGGCGATGTCGGCGGTCTGCTCGAGCGCGGCGCGCTTCGCCTGCTCGAGGTCGCCCTCGGCCTTCTCGCAGAACTTCACCGTCGCCTCGGCGTTGGCGAAGTCCTCGTCGGTGACCAGGTCGGTCTTGATGCTGGCGATGAAGCGCTCGGCGCGCGCCTGGAACGTCGGCAGGTTGCTGGTGGCCACCTCGCCGCGGATCTGGATGACCAGGGCCGGCAGCTGCATGATCGGCTCGGCTTCCGGTTTTGCCGCGTATTCCTGAGGCACGTAGTTGGCGAGGTCGGCGGCGAACTGCGCCCAGCCGGCACGGATGCGCTCCTGCCAGGCCGGATCCGGCAGCACTTCCATCCATACGAAGCGCTCGGGCGTCCCGTCTGAAACCACGAAGATCACCTTCCCCGCTTTCGTCACCATCATGATCTGCTGGCACTGCGGCATGTACTCGTCCGGCAACTGGCCGGCGGCGACGGCCTCGGCCAGCGCCTCGTTCCATTGCTTGTGCTCGAAGGCGACGTCTTCCGCCATAGTCAGGCCGTCGCACGAAGCCGACAGCAGCCCATCCGAGCAGGTGACCGGGTACAGCTCGGTACCGACCAGGTCTTCGGCCAGCGGGCGCGCCATCGCTTCCACGTGATGGCCGTGCGCCAGGATGTTCTTCTCGACCCACTTGCTGAACTCCTGCGCGGTACCGGTGTGCTTCATATGCAGCAGCTCGGTGCGGGAGACGCGGGACGAGATGCCGAGCATGGCCGCGGCCTCACTGGCGCCGAAGTGCTCGAGCCGGAACTGCTGCCACTCCGGACTGCCTTGGACAAGATTATGGATCTGCATGTTGTTTTCCTTGGTGGGGTTGGGGGTGGATCCCCGCTTGCGCGGGGAGGCCGCGGGATCAATCGTTCTCGTGGGCCCAGCTGTCGATCGTCAACTTCTGGTCTTCGGTGAGCAGCTGGCGGGTCTCGATCATGGCCACCAGCTCGGCGACGGTCTTCTTCTTGTCGACGATTTGCTGGCGCCACGCTGCCTTGTTCTTGTCGAAGTTCTCGCTCGTGCACATGGGCAGATCGCTGCCGCGCGCTGCGCCGCCGCTGCTGGTTGTGCTGCCGGTGCTGCTCGAGCTGGTGTCGCCGGCGCCGCCCTGGTCGTCGTCACGGTCGTCGATGACCACCATGTCGCCGTCGATCGTGAAGGGCTTGCCGGCGTCGACGGCGGTGGCCACGTCCATGGCGCGCTGCACCTCGATCGACTTCGGCATGTACTTCAGCACCTGGAGCAGCACCACCTTGCGGGCGTACATCTCCATGTTCTGGCCGTTCTTCTCCAGGGCGTAATGGCGGCCGCCGACCTTGTTGAACTTGTTCAGGTGCTTCACCACCTTGTCCATGGTCCAGACCTCGATCACCGGGTACTGGCTGCCGTTCACGCGGCCGACGGCGTAGACGTGGGTGATGTCGCGCCAGCTGTCGCCGCCGGCGCCGGGCTTGTGGCGGATGAATGGCGCGTCGCCCAGCGCCCAGTCGAACTCGTCGCCGATGTACACGGCGCCGGTCCAGACCGTGGCGCGGCCGGCGCGCGAGACCAGGTCGACAAGGCCCTGCCAGCCCGGGACGAACTGCGCCTTGCCGCCGTAGGGCACCAGGTAGCCCTGGCCCCCGACGCCGATCTCCAGGCCCAGCTGCGCCGCGACGACCACCGAGCCGAAGATGCTGTGCAGGTCGCACTTCTGCAGCGCGGCGTTCTGGCTGAAAGCGGTCATAGTCAGGCGGACCATGCGATCAGGGCTGATGTGCTTCGGCAGCGCGTTGGCGATCTGGCCCTTGTACTTGTCCAGGAAGGTGCTCAGGCTCTTGGCCGGGCTGGCGACTACTTGATTCATGTGTTGGATCCTCTGTGGTTAAAAGCCGAAAACGTAGGTGCGCACGGCGCGGATGAGTGCTTTGCGCGGGCCGAAGCCGACCTGGAGCGAAAAGCGGTATTGGGTTCGGATGTGGCGCAGCATGATCACCACCCGTTGATCCGGCGGCGCTGCAGCTGCAGCTTCACCTGGTGGCGGCTCTCGCGCGCCGCGGCGCGGGCGTTGCCGGCGGCCTGCAGGCGCCCGAGCTCGAACATCGATTGCTGGAAGCGCCAGGCGTTCAGCCAGAGCAGCGCCTGCTTGGCCAGCTTGCGCACCAGGCGGCGCGGGACGCGGATGGCGGCGGCGGTCATGCGGCACCTGCTGCAACCAGGGCAGCGTCGATCGCGGCGCGCGCCGCCGGCGGAATGCGCTGCAGGCCGTCGCACTCGGCGTCGTTGTCGGCGTCACGAATCATCGTGACCACGTGCACCAGCTGGTCATGCGCGTTGCAGGCGCGGACAATGAACTCGGCGTTGCGCGGCGCGATCGATTCCGCGATCAGGTGGCCGCCGTAGTATTCGACGACGTCGCTGCCTTTGATTTCCGGGACCGGCTCATCGGCGACTACCGATCCCATCTGGCTCGGCGCGCC